GAAGACTCGCAGACAGTAAACAAAAGATTAAGGCTTAGCAGATGAGCCTTGAGGGGGAAACAAAGGCTAAAGACGACACAAATATCCTGACAAATTTTCCAGAAGATATTTATGTCGGCCTTCAAACGTATCCTAAGGCCCATCCTCTTAAAAAGAAGGCCAAGGAAGTCTTTGTCAAAAAGGCCATTACTGATGAGGAAATCGCCGCCAAGGAGGGTAAATACTTTGACGAAACCGACATAAAAATCTTTGACGAGGACGTGGATGTTTATACGGAGGAAGAAGGCAAGAAAAAGCTCCTGGGAAAGCTCAGAAAAAAGGTAATTGACCCCGAAATTATCAAAACCGGCTGGGAAGGCTTCTGGATTACCGCCGCGCCCTCCAGAAATCGCGGCGCCGCCGCTGGCCCCATTGACGTCAAAGGGAAGTATTGGCAAAAACGTAATCCCCAGAAAATCCAAGGACATTCTGCCTACGATGGCAAGATGCGCGTAAATAATAACGTCTTTAGTTCGGTGCTCGGCTACTTTGACGCGACCCCTTTCATGAAACTCCCCTGCCGCCTCACTTCCTATACGATGCGCTACTGGAAATATTATACTCACGGCCTTCCCTTCATAAGAGCGATTGACCAATGCTTTGCCACCCTAGTCCCCGATAGACACACTCTACAACAAAAGGCAGCCAACCAGAAGCCCCTTTTACACATTCCCCAAACGGCCTTTTCGTCCGTTACCATTAATCGCAACTTCCGCACGGCTCTTCACCGTGACGCTGGCGATTTTAAAGAAGGTTATGGAAATCTTTCTGTGATTGAACGTGGAGAATATCACGGTGGCTACACCCTCTTCCCCCAGTATGGTGTAGGGTTTAATGTGCGCACTGGTGATTTCTTAGCCATGGACGTCCATGAGTGGCATTGTAATACTGAGCTCATTGAAACTGAGGCAGATAAGAAGGCGAATAAGGACCTGCCCAAGATTCACAAAGACGATATAGAAACAGGAACTTTGGGCTCTGATAAGGCATTTAGTCGTGTGAGCTTCGTATGTTATTTGCGCGAGAAACTCAGAAAGTGTAATGATTCTCATACACGCAAGTATTTTAAGAAAATTGGGTTGAATCCGACAACGATGAGATTAACTCGCAAAAAGAGAACTGTCACTGAATCAGAATGAGCGCTCCTGCTTCTGCTTCTGCTACCGCTCGTCAGACAGCCGAAGAAATTTTAAAGGGTTTAGGAACAGCTGTAAGCTCAGCTGCTTCTTCAGCTTCTTCCTCTGTCACATCATACGCATCCAGTTACGCCACTGCTGAGAATGGCAATTATACGCTGAGTGTCCTTTTCTATATTGTCCTATACGCCTTCATCCTTTTTTTAATTCTAGTTGTCGTCCATTTCACTATCATGCCCATATTTAAATTTACACCTGGTGCCAAAGGACTTATAGGTCTCCCTGCCTCTTCCGATGATAAGGTATATTGGAACACTAAGGTTCAGCCGGCAGCTCTCGCCTATGCTCCTCTAGACAATGACTCTCTCGGCTCATACGCGTATACCAATAATTTCTCCTTTTCCATTGACCTCTACGTGCGCAGAATGACAGATACTACCGCCACGAGTCGCGTCATCTTATACAAGACCTTCAAGAATGGCTCACAGGTCACCCCAGCGCCCTCAACCCCTGTGGCAGATCCTCTCGCCACGGCACCAGTATCAACTGAAGACTTGGCAACTTACATGTCTACCAGGGCATCCATGTATATGTATTTAACACAGACAAACGACCTTGTAACAACCTTCTTCCACGGTCCTCAAGGAACGCCATTTAGCACCAGAGAAATTAAGAATATTCCTCTCTATACTCCTTTCCGCATAACAGTGGTCGTGGAAGACAAGACATTCACCGTTTATGTGAATGCCCAACAAGCATTCCAACGCACTGTGCCTATAACACTGGCCCTCAACTCGAAGGGTGGTCTTGATACAGGCTCACAGCGCTTCTTCCCCCCTCCTTCTTGGGCTGATGCTCCCACTAAGACAGTATTCTTACAGAATTTCCATCTTTGGCCTCGTGCGATAAGTTACCCTGAAGTCCAACAGGCCCAGCCCGCCTTAGCGTTAACGGCAGATTTTAATATGCCTATTGAATCTGGAACAGCAGCGTGTCCCACGTAATATATTCACTGAATCTAAAATTTTAGATGAGGCGGTAATTAGAATGCTAGTAGAGATAGTTCTCTTTCTAGCCGTTTCATTGAGCTTGGCATATCTAATTCTAATGTTTTATGGAAAGGCGCCTTCGTATCAAGGTGAGTCGGCATTGTATGACCTCTCAAATCCAGCTGTTGTTCTGCCTGGAAAAAACTGCCCTTGGTCTGGTGCTCCTAGCAGCATACGGTTCGCCATCTATATTGAAAAGGCCCCTAAGACTGTGGCAAAGGTTGATTGTGTTGACCCTCCCGCCCCTACTCAGATAGCTAGTTCCTTTGGACCCTCCTGCTCTGATTACACCTTTAAGAAATGCGCGTGTAATGCCACTGATTGCACTAGATGCTCCATTTCAACTGACTCGTATTTATCCAAACTCCTTCATATTGGGACAGCCCTAGAATTCTGGGCATCAGGATATACTTCTACTAATGATAAACCCTATGTTCCGGCATTACTTAAGATTAATACTGGCTCTGGAAATCTCAATAGCTTCATGGAAAGTGTGTCACTTCCGGCGATTCCCCTACAGCGGTGGACGGTTGTCACGATTGTGAAAGAGGGTCGTCGCTTCGATGTGTATTACGGTCAAAAGCTTGTGGCGTCCAAGCTCTGCGATAATGTGCCTATCCCACCTTCCTCAGGCTCTGATTGGAAATCTGGTGTGACAGGATGGGGTGGAAAAATCGGCCTGTTTACTGGTTACGCAAAGGCACAATCACAGGATGATATTAATAAGGATGTGTCGGCACTTGTCAATACACGAGGGGTGCCTTTTTACCTGGAGCAGATAAACTTTGACTTTAATTTTAATATGCCCTGTGTCTTTGGAAACTGTAATGGACTTCCTGCCGTAAAACCGCTGAACCCCTTTGCGGTATATTCTTCAACCGTTCAGTAGAATGAGTTCAACTCCCAACATGAAAAACTCTGCGAACTCTGGCTCTTCAGGCACTGCTCGCACAGTTATGATGCTAATTCTATTTATTGTGGTTTGTATCGGTCTATACTACCTATACAACTTCCTATACGGCTCAAACGTGGCCCAGGTATCTGTAGTAACCCTTTCTGGCACACTTCCCTGCACAACCGTGATATCTCCAAGCATTAACGCCGTGGCATCTACAAATCTAACCGGCGTTCTAGACGGTGGCCAGTATTCAGCGAGCTTCTGGGTATATATTGCTGATACTAAGGGATTCACAGCGGCAGGTGGTGCTCCTTTAGCACATTTAATGGAGATTTCTAACAAGCGTTTTGATGCTACCCCTGCCAACAGAGGCAAGACCCTAGTATTCGTTGGTCTGAATCCCACCAACGGCACTCTAGTCGTGCGTCAATCCACGAATGACGCTGCTGTCCAAATCAATAATAACATGGCTTCTGCCACTCCCACCTCCACACTCTACGATTTATCCACACTAATTTCCTCTTACACGAGTGGCACAACCTACACCACCAAGGACAGCTGCGACATCATCAATGGCATTGAATACCAGCGTTGGGTCCTCATTACGACCGTGGCGAATGGCAAGACTCTTGATGTTTATGTCGATGGAAAGCTTGCCCGGTCTTGTGTGTATAAGGCACCCTTTGCCCTAGGCTCCGCCGACAGCACAGGAACGGCCACCTTCGGTTACGCTAACGAAGGAAAACTAAAGGGTTTCTTCTCTAACGGCAACTTCTACAATTACGCGCTAACACCCGATGCTGTCTGGGCCATGTATCAGGCTGGTCCTGGCACGGGCTTCAGTATTTCCAGTTTCTTTTCAGGTTTATTTAGCATAAATACTAGCTTTGGAACTACCGCTGGAGCAACAAAGTAAATTATGCTCGTTCTTTTTAGAATGGATACGACAAGCACAGATATATTCCCACAGATTGTCATTGCTGTAGCGATAACCGCAGCAGTGTTTTTCGTATATCTCATTGCCGAGCAGTTATACCGTGCTTACCTGAGCTACGGCGGTGCTCGTGTAGTTGTATATCCCTATACGGGGTCCTCATCAAAGACAATTACCTTTAAGCAAGATCCGAGTAACACTGCCAATATTACTCTTCCTACTTCTGATAATCAGCTGACCGGCATTGAGTTCTCTTATTCTACCTTTCTCTATATCGCCGATGATACTGATGATGGCTCAGGAACTCTAAGTTGGAAGTCCATCTTCTACAAGGGATATGAGGCAGGTCCCTTCCCTCTCCTAGGCCCTGGTGTCTTTGTCTCCTCTGGCCAGAGTGGTGGCACAACTCTACGTATTATAATGAATACCTATGACTCTTGGTTTAATGCCCTTGATGTTAATCAGATTCCTATGAACAAGTGGTTCCACCTGGCTATTGTTCTCCGTAACAGCAGCCTGGAGGCCTATATCAATGGAAATCTGGCGAACAAGCTTTCTCTCAAGGGAACGCTCCCTTACCAGAACTACCAGCCGCTTGTTCTCTTTCCTAACACAAAGACGAATCAGGCAGATTTTGATAATACTTCTGGCACGACCCCCCTTCGTGGTCTCCCTGCTGGCGAGAATTTCTTTGTGAATGGAAAGTTTTCTGGATATATCAGCAGCATGACCTACTTCAGCTACGCCATGACCTATTCTGAAATCCAGCAGCAGCTCAACATTGGTCCGAGTAGTAAGTTTGACCAGCAGTCGATGGACAAGCCGCCGTATCTCATTGATACCTGGTGGACTCAACGCAAATGAGTCCTACAGAGGACTCAACGCAAATGAGTCCTAGTCCAAATCTAAAGATATCTCATACGCTACTAATCAGAATGCCCGGTGGCGGTTTATTAAGCTTAATCTGTTTTGGAACACAAAATGTGCTCCTATCTGGAAACCCAGATATGACCTATTTTTACAAAACATTTAAGAAATATACGCACTTTGCCCTTGAAACAACGACAAAGTCTATGGATGGTCCAACTGATTATCCCTTTGATAAATCGATTCAACTACGGGCTCGTATTGACCGTGTTGGCGACTTATTAACAGACGTGTATTTCTCTTTCCAAATTCCCGCTATTTATAGCAAATATCAGACAGTCAATTCCAGCACGGGCCCTACCACACAAAAAGAATTCAAATGGGTCAGAGCACTGGGAGCGGCTGCCATTCAATCTGTCTATGTTACAGTTGGTCCTAATAAGATTCAAGAATTCACTGGCGAATATTTAATGGCACGTGCTCTCATCGACTATCCTGCTGATAAATTTGCCAAATGGCAGCAGCTCGTGGGAGATGTTCCTGAGCTCTACGACCCAGGCAATGGCATGTATGGAAGTCCAGCCACTACAGGCGGAGAATACCCCACCGTATACGAAGATATTCGCAATAGGGTGCAAGCAAATGCCCCATCAATCCCTTCTTACACAATCT